CCAGTCGCCGTTGAGGACAGCCATCAAATCGCCAGCCCTGTGTCGCCATCGATGAGCGTCAGCGTTCCGAGCTTCGGGAACTCGCGCAGTGTCAGGACCACGTCGTCGATGGGAATGAAGTCGTCCTCCTCGACCTTGCGGACCCCAGAGGCGAGCTTCACCGTGGTGTAGATGTCTCCCCATGTGAGAGCAGGATCGGGATCTCCATCCACGTCGAGGTAGTAGTACCCGAAGTTGATCGCGTCGTTCACCGTCCCGTCCGAGTCGTTCGGCCGGAAGAGCGCCTGCAGCGCAGCCAGAATATTGGCCCGCGCCACAGAGGGAGTGGTGCCCTGGTGCAACCACACCCGGGCAGTGATGTCCACCGTCTTGAAAATCGCAGCCTGCACCTGGAAATCGAAGGTGGCGGGCCATGGATAGTTGTCTTCGAGGTAGGTGTAGGCCTGCAAAATCAGCACAGCAGAAGCTGTCTCTGCCTCTGTCGAGTTGGGCATGATGTAGAGGATCCCGGAGTTCTCGTCAACCGTCGAATCGATGTCCGAGACAGCCATGAAGACCCGGCCCACCGTCGGCATCCGAAGCGCGTTCACCTCGTAGTCCTCGCGCCCCACGCAGCGGGTCAGCGCCGTGGCGTAGAGCGGAATCAGTGCCTTGCCCATCTCTTTGGACATCATGTTCCCGCCGCCGTCGGCGTCCGTGGTGTTGGTGACAGCGAGCCGCACCGGCGTCGAATCCACGTCAGCGATGGAGTCCACCAGCCTCGTGAGCATCCCGGCGACCACCTGGTTCCCGTCGCTCCCGCCACCGGTGCGGTAGGAGACGGCGATGTTCCCGGTGGGAATCGCTCCGGTGATGTCGTTCCCGAAGAGCATCCTCGCCTTGCCGTTCGCGTCCACCTTCCGGGTGAAGTAGAGGTCCGAGCTGATCGCCAGTGCCAGGGCCGAGGTCCTCGTGAATGCCCCGTTCCCGGCGATGACCGTTTCGGAGTCATCGAGGTAGGGAGTGTTGGGAAGCTCGATCTGCTGCCAGGCCCGGCCCGTGGACGTGTAGTTCGCCGTGTGCAAGACGCTGTGGGACGCTGCCACATCAACGGTCGAATTCCCGGCGATCAAGGTGGCGTCTGCGGTCGTCGAGAATGTCAACGGATCGGTCAGGCCCGCGGTCCGGACTTTCGTCCCTGCGGGAATCAGGATGTCCTTCGCGTGCGTCCCCCCGCCCTTGATGGAAAATTGCAGCGTGGTAATGGCCGCCGACGCCCCGGGGAGAGCGAAGCCGATCGCCCCTGCCTTCGCCACGATGGACCTCCGCAGACGCGCCGTCGCGTACTTCGACTCCAGGCTTTCGTTGTCCGTCCGGCAGACGACGATCTCGCCCGCGTGGAACATCGCCTCAAGGATCAGGGTCTCGATCCCGGGGATCAGAGCCAGATTCGGAAACGCCTGCTGGACGAGCGCCATAATCCTGGCCCGCATGGAGTCGTAGTCCAGGCTCGTGAAGTCCGGAAACGGATCAGGGACATAGAGCGGGGTTGGCTGTGGCATCGGTCAAACCTCCAACTCGAACTCGCCGTTTAGGGTGCGCTCCACGGGGGCCCCGGTCATCACTCGCGCCAGCGCCGCGCCGACCGCCCACCGGATGGTGATGAAAAAGGACGGCCCGGTGGTGCGATACGACGATCGGATCCGAACCCCTGGAAGGTCGCGATCGAGGGCGTCCAGGATGTAGTGCTGTGCGAGTTCCGCGGTGGCGATGGAACGACCCCGCCGGTGCTTCAGAAGATGCGTCTTCGTCCCGCGTGTCGGATCCCAGGGGGTCTCTCCGACGCTGCGAGGTGTACTGCAACGCGTGTTCGTCACCCGACGGATTGCCTGCTGAATGATGGTTGTGGCAGTCCTGGTCTGAGCCCATCCCTTCCCGTGAGCCCGAAACGGCATCCTCAGTACTACGAGTTGACCAGCCATTCTTATCACCTCAGACGCAATCCTACAGGAACACACGGCCCTCGCACAACCCCTAGATGGGGTCGGTCCCGGCGGCGACCGGGCGTCCCCGGATTGTCACGAGCGGAGCGTCGATGTCAATCTGCCCCACAGAATCCAGGAGCAACTTCGTGATCCCAGAGAGCCTCACGGTGCCTGCCTTCCCGTCCATGTCCAGGATCTCAGTTCCGTCGGTGGACCGAAGCGTTGCCCGCGGGGAGTCGGTCCTCTCGTCCACGATCAGGACGAACGAGTCCCATTTGAAAACCTGCACCTCCGGGTACCCATCCATGGCCTCGTCCGGGAGATCGTCGTCGCCGAATCCAGCAGGCATGTACCAAGGGTAGTCAGGGTTGTTTCCGGCGAACCAGACTGCAACTACGTCCCCCTCTTTCAGGTTCCACGCCTGCCCACGCTTCCGCCCACCGAACCCGAGTGGCCGCGCCCAGCCAGTTGGCTCGGCGATCCCGGGGAGGAACACCTGCACCCGCTTCTGCTTATCGGGATCGTCGACGCTCCAGACCTCGCCGACCTTCATCCCCGCCAAGTGCTCGTTGTGCATTCCGCCTGCCATCACTTTTGCCTATACTCCGTCACGGTCTGGCCGCTCTCGAAATCAACAGCCTCGAACTCCTCGACACCTGGGTTCGCTGACTGCCCGGTCTGCTCGCCAATATTGTACGCAGTCCCCTCCGGAGTCGGCGGCCCCATAAATTCGTCGCCGGTGCTAGACTCCTTCCCGGCGGTCTTCACCTTCGCTGGTCCGGCCGCCCGCTTGAGGCCGTCGGAATTGAGCTTCAGGATTGTCTTGTATCCGCCTCCGCCCTTCCGGTGATGGACGCAATTCTCCACATAATACTTCCCGGAAAACATCGGCACGCCAGGGACATGGAGTCCGATCACCTGCCGGGCCTCCCGCTCCGGTTCGCCGATGATCGTGAGCGTGGCCTTCACCACCTGCCGGCGGGCCTCCTGGTACGCTGCCCTGGCGATCCTGCGGGCCTCGGTCCTGGACCCCATGGGCAAGGCAATCACGCGTTCCTGGGTAGCTCGGTCGACCTCCTCTGTGAGTTTTGCACCGCCCTTGAGGGTAGTGGTCGTCTCACCGGTCTCGAGATCGACCTCCTCAAGCAGCGTTGGTGTCGGTGCCGCCGAGGTGGACGGAGCAAGGGTCACTCCGTACGCGTCGTGCAGGACATCGATGATCGCCTCCGGGAGCTCCCGCAGCGCGAGTTGATTCTCGGTGACGAACTCGCTGTCGTCGACGTCCCCGTCGTAGCCCACGGGAGAGTAGCCCCCGGTGGTAGGGAGGTCCGTCACTGTTTCGTTGTCAGCGACCTCCTCGATCACCTCCCTGGTCCGCGGGTCGTAGGTCCGCACCCGGACCCGGGCCGGGATGGTGGACACGTCGGACTCGGGAGCAAAACTCAGCACCCGCGCATTGCTCCCACCGATGTGGTAGACGTACACATCGACGGGATCCTTGTCTGCCGGGCGCGGCTTCCAGTGGATACCATCGGGGTCCATCCAGAACTCGAACCCCTCCCGCCTGGCCAACCAAGTCAAAAACTGGGCGTCGGTCATCCGGGCCTGCACGACGTGATCGAAGACCTCGTCTGTCTTCTGGATATCCTGCATCGAGAATGAGTACCCAAGCTCGTCGGCGATCTGGGCCACCACGTCGGAGCGCCGGATGCCCTCCCAGGTGCGCGTCTTCGTATCAGCGTGGGCCAGGATCTTCCTGCCGAGCAGCTCCAGACTCAAGCGCTTGAACCCAGTGACCTTCTTCAACTCGAAGTGCCACTCCCGACTGAGCCGCCCGGGGTAGCCCCACCGGCAACCGAGGATCATCCCCTGCACCAACCACTTAGAGAGAGGCGGAGCGAAGCAACGGAGGTCCCCGTTGTCGATGACGAACTTGGCAGTGTCCACCTTGCGCTCGTCGTCCTCGACTCGGAAGTCTAGTAGCGGCAACGGGAACGCCTCCGTCTCGCCGGAACGGCGGACGGCCCGGATCACGAGGATGGGGGCGTCAGGGTTCACTAGATCCCAGCGATGCTCACGGTCTGCCGGCTCCGCATCAGGTCGGGGACAGCATCCTCAGCGGGGGCGTAGACCACTCGGCTTGCCTCGATCAGTTCGACCGGATCCACCGCGGGCGTCGGCTGAAAATCCATCAGCAACCAGACGAGGACCGTTCCCCCCCGAGGATAGTCGGGGAACGATCGAGCGGCGAGCTGGTACCATGTCTCCCCACCTCTGACCGGGATCACACGGGTGCCTGGCAGGTCCCGGTACCCAACAGGATCAGGGAGATCAAGGTATCTGATGTCCCCGCGCTTCGGATCTGTGATGATGCGAGCGCGGTACCCGATGTAGCGGCTCCATGCTCGAGGTCCCATCAGAACGCAACCTCCCCCGGCCACAGCAGACCCGTCTCGCGGACCTCCTCAGAAGAGACCCGGCTGCCACGGATCCCGGTGACCTGCATCTGAGCCCTTGAGACCATCGATCGAAGGTCTGTGTTTCGGAACTGGATCCGCCTGATCACCACCCGCTCGACCCGCACGACCATGCTGACCTCGTTCGGCCAGATCACCAGCACCCGCGGGGGGGCGCTCGAGTGGACCGTCGACGCCATCTCGGCTGGGTACACCAGGCTCAACAGGAATCGCTGGATCTCCTGGATATCTCGCAAGAATCCGCTACCAGGTTCGTTCTCGACAGCCTTCAGCCAGAGCAGCAAATCGATGGGGAAGGACGGACTCTCGGTCCCCTCGTAGTGCATCCGGCTTGTGGTGTGTCCGATGGGCAGGAGCTTCGCCCACTTCGCTACCACCGTCGTCACCAACTCGGTCGGGTTGAACGGCACCTCGAACTCGTCCCCACTGGCCATGTCCACCAGCAGGAGCTTCGGCTTCACGTTGGCCGTCGTTTTGAACGTCATCCCCATCGCCTCGAGGACTGCCTGCTGGATGACGGATTCCTGCTCCTCAATCGTAGGCATCGCTGCTACTCCGCACCGAGGGGTTCTTGCTCAAGGTTCCGCATGCGACCACTCCTGTCGATGGATGCACTGACCCTGGCCAGCTCTTCCTCGCCCACCTTGATGACGATCTCTGATTTGCCAATCTCCAGCCCCTTGGCTTCAGCCTGCGCATCGAGAAGTTCGACCAGGCGCGCCATCGCAGGATCGGCTCTCATCGCAGTTACGGTGCTCGCGAATTCGGCCCCCTGTTCCTTGGTGGTTTTTATCGAACCCTCGGGGCCATACTTCCCCATATATACGTCCTTCCACCAGTTGTACTCGGGCGTGCTCTCGATCGCCCGGTTGGCCTTCGCCCACTCCACCAGTTCGTCGGGGAGGTAACTGGCGGGCATCTTCATGATGATCCCGGCCACGACCTTGGAAATCTTGTCGATGGCAGCCTTGAAGACCCTGGCCACCTCCTGGCCGAAGCTGACGATCGGCTCGATCACCCACTCCTGCAACCACTCGTACATCTTCTTGAACGCCGCGGGCAGGGTCTCGTCGAAGAATTTTGCGACCCCTGGGAAGTCCTTCCAGATGGCGTCCTTCAACTTCTTGAAGTAGTTGATCACGCCCTTGACGAACCCGATGACGCCCTCGATCCCAGCGGCCACCGTGTCGAAGGCAATGGCGATGCCCTTCACAGCGACCCCCACGACCTTCCCAAGGAAGCTTGCCAGGCCGCTGAGGGTTTCCTTGAGGCTTCCTGTCCCACCAAGCAGGCTGTCAAAGATCCCGACCACGCCCTCCACCGCACCCCAGATATGTCCGAACCCACTCACCAGATCATCGATCGGGCTCCCCATGCCCTCAAAGACAGAGGCCATCCCATTGAAAATCTGCTCGACCAGGCCCCACATGAACGCAGCGGAATCGGCGATGAAGTTGAACGCCTTCCCCACCGTCTCCATGATCGTCTTGCCGAAGCTCTTCCAGGACGCGCTACTGCTGGTGACGGCGCCGCGCCCACCCACCAGGGCAGTGAACACCCGCTCGACGGCATCCAGCACTCCACCGAAAGCATTCCCGAAAGCGACCAGCGAAGGCCTTGCCGCTTCCCACGCCGAGGCCATCCCCTCCATCGCCCCATCCCACATAGCACGGAAGCGAGTGGCCAGCATCCCCACGCCGATCACAAACTGCTTGATCCCGGCATTCTCTGCCTTGCCCAGCTCCTCCCGAATGGCCCCAGAGAACCCTCCCTGTGTGAAGAGCTGCACCAGCCCGTCCCAGGCCAGGCGCACCCGGCCCACAACGCCGTCGATCCAATCGGCGAAGCCACCGAGGTTTTCCTCGTACGCTTTCTTGATCAGGAGTGCAGCCCCGACCACGACGGCGATCGGAGCAGCGATCCGCAGGAGGGAACCCGCAGTCACGAGAGCCACTGCACGGAGCGCACCAAGCCCACGCAGGAGCAGCGGGATCGCGCCGGAGAGGAAGATCATGGCGCCCCCAGCAACCATGGTCACACCGGCGATCCGGATGAAGTTGGCGATGCCTGCCTTGGTCGAATCAGGCAACGCCTGCCAGCTCTCGATCATCCGGTTGATCACTTTGATGAAGCCCTCGACAGCGGGCCGGAGCGCCAGAGCCATGTCCTGGCCCACCACCGTGGTGAAGGTCTGCACCGACCCCCTGGCCAGGGTCATCTGCCCCTCGAAGGTGTCCAGGAGACGGTCCTTGAATTCGGCCGCTGTGTCCCCGGCATTCGTCAACTCCTCGCGCAAGAACTTGATGGCCTCAACTCCCTTGAGGATCTGCTTCGTTCCATCGGGAAGGACCTTCGTCGCTGTCGCACGGGCAATCGCGCTGAAAGCCATGAGGCCACGAGCACCGAAGGCGCGGGCCACGACAGCGTTCCGTTCCTCATCCGTCGAGGCAGCCAGCTTCACATTCAGATCCTGCATCACGTCCACGAGGCTCCGGATCTTCTTCGTCTGCTTGTCGTAGATGTCAACGCCCTTTCCCGTCACCGCGTTCTGCGCATTCTGGTCCGAGGCCAGCCGTCGAGTCGCCTCCCGGTACGCGGTCGAGGCAGAGGATGCGTCGATGTTCATGTTCCGGAGTTGGCCCACGACCAGGAGGGTGTCCTCGATGCTCTGCCCGAACAGACCACCCGCAGCCGCTGCCTTCGCCAACCCGACGGAGAAGTCCCTGGCCTGGAAGTTGGTGAGTTGAGTCACGCGCAACAACTTGTCGGTGACGATCGCCGCGTCCCCGGCTGCCAGGCCATACGCATTCAGGGTACCGACCACGGCCTCCGCTGCCTGCGCCACCCCGAGCTGGCCGAGAGAACCGGCAGCCAGATCCAGGACGGGGATCAAGGTCTCCGTCGCCTGGGCTGCCGACTGCCCGGCGGTCGCCAGGGAGGTGAGTCCCTCCACCGCCTCCTTCGGCGAGAACTGCGTGGCGATACCCGCTTTGATCGCAGTGTCCTCGAGCGACTTCAACTCCAAGGTAGTAGCGCGGGTCACGGCCCCGACCGCGGCGAGCCCCTGCTCGAACTCACCTGCAGCCTTGGCCAGCTTGAACTGCGCCCCGAGGAGCAGGCCCCCCGCTGCCATACCAGCGAGGCCAGTTCCCATCGCAGTCATATTTCGAGTGAAGGATGCTCGGGTCTTGTCGACGTCTGTCCGGAGGCCAGTGAAGTCGTTCCGGAGGCCCTTGACATGGCCGCTGGCGAGGTTCTTGGCGGTAAACAGGAAGCCGAGTCCCATGTTGTTTAGCGCCACGTTGACCTCCTACTTCCTACTCCAACTCCTTCTTCTCCGCCTGGCGCTGCGTCTCGATCAGACCGATGTAGACATCAGCCTCGTCCGCGGCCAGATCCATGGCCCACTCCGGCGTGGCTGATAGGCCCTGCCCGCCGTAGCAAATCCACAGGAGTCTAAAGAGCTTCCACCGGACACCCTGCCCGGTGATCGGGAAGAGGCGCTCTACGGGGTACTGAGCGGCCCCCCCTCCGTCTCCGTCTTCGGTTCTGGCACCTGGGCCTCCTCGGCCGGAGGGGCCTCCTGGATCTGTGACTCCCCCTCGTCGAGGTCGTCTACGACCTTCCTCCTCCCTGAGCGCGGAGAGAAGAAAGTCCGATCGAAAGGGAGTTCACGCTCAATGATGTTCCGGCATTTCGCGCAGACCACTTCGATGGTCGTCTCCACGCCGCAGTCGTGCTCCTCCATCTCGGCCCGGAGCCAGTCCGCCTCGTCGCTGTCCAAGTCCTGGATCCAGCTCACGATCTGCGACGGCTTCTTCCCCTCCACCTCGACGATCCGCATCATCAGGTTCAGGGTCGCCTGCCGGGTCGAGAACCTCGTTTGCTTCTCCAGCATGTCCCGCTCGATCTGACCGATCGGGAGGCTGTAGACCACCTTGGTTTCCGTCGATGGCAGGACGCACTCAAAGCGGTTACCTGCCTCGAACTTCGCACGGTCCTCCGCAGCCAAGGCCCGGACAGGCCGCGCCAGGAGGTCGATAGTCCACGGGATCTGCGTTCGGCATGTGGCGCTGGTGCACCGCACATCGAAGTCGTAGCTCTCGCCATCGGTGAAGCTCGTGACCCGCAGCATCAGCAGAGCGTAGTACCGATCGCCCTGGAGGATCTTCGTCCAGTCGACCACGACACCACTGCCACGCTCGAGGTGCCGGTACGGGCCCGGGTCGACCACCTGGACCGTGCAAGCCCCAAGGACCTCGTCCAGGGCCACACCGAGACGATGCGCCTCAACGTCGGCTAGGATGTCCTCCTCGCGGACCTTCATCTTGCGCAGCACGACCACCATCCCGGAGGGGCAATCGATCTGCCTGGTCTTTGGTTTGATGACGGGTTTGGCTGCTGACATCTCTACCTCCACACGCTTTGGTGTTCTCTACCTGGACTCCACCGCGCCAATGCACGGGGTATCTCTACCTGGGGGGCCCGAAGGCCAAGGGCTCTAATCGAGCCATTCGGGATAGCGGAACTTCAGGGTCAGAGCTTCCATGCGGACTTCGCTGGACTTGTTGTCCCACTTGCCGCTGGACCAGTCCGCCACCTGGCACTCCTTGAGCACGAACTCTTCCTCGCGCTCATCGTCGTAGCCGAGCTGGACGATGGTGGCGGTGAAGGTGTCGGTGGAGCCCTTCCGGGACGCGGAGTTTGCGGACCGCTTGAACAGGTTCCACATATCCCTGTTCTCGGACGCACCTTTCGTCAGGGTGACGTCAGCGAACTTCACGCCCGCCGGGACATCCTCGGGGGTAAGCTCCCCACCCTCGAGGTACTCGGCGAACTCCTTGGTCCCCTTGATCTCGCCGCAGTCGGTGAAGCGAGATGACTCGACTCCGTCGATCTCGACGAGGAACTTCATCTCGAGGTAGCGATTGCGCGGCTTGCCAGTTGCCATGTCGTTCCTCCTCGCTCGCAGGCGTTAGCCGACGAGCATCTGCTCGTACTCCTGGATGACCCAGTCGATGGCGCTCGCCGAGTTGAAGCCCGTGCGTCCCCGGAGCTTCCCGGCCTTCTTGACAGCCGTGGTATTGAGCGCCGTCCCGAAGTCGACGTAGAACGCCTGCTCCGGATCGTCCGAATCGAACGCTCCGAGGCCCGTCTGCGTCTCGAGGTACTTCTCGACCAGGTTCCGTGCATCCGAACGAGTCCGGTCCGATGGCCGCTTGTGCCGGAAGACGTCGAGGCCAGCGTCGATGATCTTCTCCATCCGAGCGGTCCCACGCCGCTGCGCGATGGTGACCCAGTTCCCGTCCCCCTTCAGGTTCCGGTGGCCGTCCAGGAAGATCTGCCCACCCTCCTTCTGCCAGATCGGATTGACCCGGCGCGGGTAGACGATGTCCCGAGCGGTTTCCTTGAGGCTCTCGGCGGTCTCACGGTTCGCCAGGATCTCCAGCCCGGTGGCTCCCTTGAAGTAGGCCAGCTCTTCGCCAGCGGGCTCATCGTAGATCCCGCCCTCGCGGTGCGCGTCCACCCGGGCCATGATCCCGGCGACGGAGGAGGCCGGGTCCACCAGGATGTTGTCGGTGTCCCCGTAGATCGCCTTGTCTGGGTTGGCGATCTGGATCCGGGGCCAGGTGATGGCTCCCTCCTCCCGGTAGTTCTCAAGGGCTGCGGATACCATGAACGCCGACATCGCCGCTGCGTTGAGACCCAGCGGGGTTCCCAGGACCGGGAAGACCTTCCAGCTACGGGCGTCGTGGCAGTAGTCCACCAGGCCCTTCTCCAGGGCAGCGGAGGTCTCGTCCGGGATCACCAGGAGGTCGAAGTCGGTGACGGTGTTGAGGGCATGCAGCCCCACCTCGGAGACCACCGAGCCGAGGAAGTCGTTGTCGTCGATCGCGGCGATGGCGTCGGCGCCACCGGTAAAGTTCGCCGAGGTGATGTTCACCGGGCGGTCCAGGAGGGGGGTGCCCAGGCCCGCGGCCAGGTCGGACGCCACCACCAGATCGGACCCGCTGGTCTCGTGGGCGAGCTTCGTCACGACGTTGTCGTCGTCGCCCGTCAGCACGATGCAGTTGGGGAAGGTCTCCAGGATCACTCCGCTCACGTAGACCGTGAGGTCGAAGTACGACGTCGAGCCGTTGCTGGCGTCGGAGACGATCATGTTCATGTTTTCGGAGTCTTCTCCGAAATACTTGGCGGTCAGGAGGGTGGTATCCGACTGCGCCGTGTCGGAGCCCGAGTGGATGATGCTGTCGAATCCGAACCGGGCCAGGGCCGTGCTGGTCGGGTTGAACTTGAAGGACGCCGCGACACCTGTGTCGATGGTGGAGATCCTGGCGGTGAGGTTCGTGTTCTGCGTCACAGTGACACCGACGGGGACAGCCTCCTCAAAGGTCGCCTCGGCCAACGCCTTGAACTCAACGAAGGTCACCGCGCTCAGGTCGAGCACATTTCCGCTGCCGCTGGCGTCTGCGCCAGTGAGGCCCAGGGTCGTAGCCGCGGTCCCACCGGTCACGCGGACGCGGGCCCCGGAACCCTGCTGCCCTGTCTCGAGGGTAAGGTCGTCGATGCCACCGGCCCCCTCGAACGCGTAGGCGTCCTGGATTTGCGTCTGGATCGCGTCGGCCACGTCCACAGCGGTGGTGTAGGTGGTGGCCCCGTTCCCGGGGATGGTCAGGGTCTGGATCTTTGTGAGATCCGCCCCCACGACCACCAGGAGGGTCGTGTCCACAGCGGGGGTCCATGGGTACGGGCTCACTCCAGGAGCGGCGACCACCGCTGCCGAGGTGCCAGCAAAGGTCAGGGTGTTGTCCAGGTCGGCGTCGACCGATGCAACCAGCGTCTCCCCGTTTTGGACGAACCACGGAGCCTGCCACAGACCGTCGATGACCGCCGCCGACGCCGCCACCGCTGCGGTCTTCAGGGTCAGGGTACCCTTCGCTGCGCTGTGGGTTCCGGCCAGGAGGTCGTCGTAGTGGACGGTCCGCATGCAGTAGATCTTCGTGCCCTCCTGGGCCTCCAGATAGAACTGCCGCGCTGCCAGGATCAGACTGTAGTCAGCGCCGAAGCCGCCATACTTGGCGAGCACCTCCGAGAAGCTGTAGCACGCGAAGCCCACACCGATCGGGCCGCGCCCTGCGGTTCCAACCAGGGAAGTCACTCCGGTCTGTCCGCGGTTGCCCATCTTCTTTGCCGCCGCCTTCTCAAACGCGATTACCTTGCTCGAGAGAAGCATGTTATTGCCCATAGCGCCCTCCATCGTTCTGGCGATAACGTATCATTCGATCTCACCGTCCACAAGACCAATTTGCAAAATCTAGTCCACCACCAACTTCTGCGCATCGAGATCTGCCACCACTCCGTCGTCACCACCGTCAAGGACGCCGCTGATTACCTGTGGCAGGAAGCTCTCGATGTCGATCTCACTCACCACCCATGTCTGCCTGAAAAACTGGATATTGCTGTTGCCCCTGGCGCGCCCGAACGTCATCTCAGTGTCAGGGAGGATCGGATACACCTTGTCCCCGCGGGTCGCATCATCCGGATCCGCCAGAACAGTAATCGTCCGATTCACCCTGAAGAATCTGGTCACGGCAGCCGGAAGGTTGAGGAGATGCTTGTCGTTGCTCACGACCCCAACTACCTGGAACCGGAGGTCCACCGTCTCCGGGGTTTCGACCTCGACGCTGCCGTACTCATCGTCCCGGTCCTCAACATCTCGCTCCTGGGTCATCCCCATCCGATCGAACGGGATCCCCTGGATGCTCAAGCTGATGGCGGGAAGCTCCGAGAGTTGGGTCAGCGCAGACCCATCGACTTCGTTGTCGTAGTCGGTGTGGACCGAGGTGACAACGTTCCGCATCACCTGCTGTCGCATCTTCTGGACGAGGGCACGCACCACCCGGAGGACCATACAGTCCTGCTTCAGGTCTGGGTACTCGAAGGAGAAGGCCTCCTCGAGCGTCACTGTCTCGCCGGAGATCGGATCACCGTCCTCATCAATATTCAGGATCGTGACGTCCACCGCGCCCTTCGTCGCCTTGGTCCGCCGGTCGATCACGTAGCTGGCCGGGATCCCGCCTGGGATTCGACACCAGAGGATCCGGTCTCCGGGGTCGCCATCCTCGTCATCGATGACCCCGGTGAATTTCCAGTTACATTCGACTCCATCGAAGAGCACACGTACATGCTCCTTCAGGTCCCCTGCGGGGCCAGTGGCGGGGGGCTCGTGCGGGAGCGCGATGTTCGCACCCTTGATCGTGACGAGGTAGTTCCCGTGGCTCAGTCCGACAGCCGGCGTGATCGAGGTAATCGTCGGCACTCCCATCTACGGCCTCCCCGCCACGCCGTTCATCAACCCGGCCACCCTCAGAGCATACCGACGCGAAAGCCCTTTCTTCCACTTTTCGAATGCAGGACGCAAGAACGGCCGCGCCGGGATATGGTAGACGATGGTAGTCGTGCTTGCCTTGAGGGGGGCAGCAATCAAGCCCTGAATGTACAGTGCCAAGAAGAGGTTCCGGACCATCGGAGTCACTGGAACGACGATAGTCTCGACACCATACTCCTGCAGCTCGCCGATGTTGGTCAGATCCTTGCCTTCCTCGTTAACCGCTGACCGCTTGATGCCCACGAAGAAGGCAGGCATCCCGCCGATAATTGAGTGCACCACGCTGATATTGTTGCGGAGGTCCCCGCGCCGCACCAGGGCTTTCGTCCCACGAAACCGTGCGAGCTTCCGCAGCGCCAACGTGAGAGGACTCAGTGCCAGGATCGAGGACCCACCAGGCGCCTGATTTGTGAGGCCCTGGACGATCTCCTTTCGGAGTGCATGAGCCTCAATGAGGGTCGCCTGGGTCTGAGCCTTGGCGAGTCGCTCAGGAAATGTAGCCATGGTTCGGACAGCCCGATCCCAGTCCCCGGTGAGCTTGATCTCACTCGCCATCAGAGTTGCTCTCCCTGCTTTCTGGAATCGAGGTCCACCTGCCAGAAGTTTAGCCCGTGCTCAAGCACCGCGGGTCGCACCTCCGTGACGAAGATTTCCAGATTGCCGAAAGACACAGCCGGGCGCCGAAATCGGTCGAGGATTCTGCTCACCCGGTCGTTGACCATGAGCGTCACCACGCCGGTCGCTGCATCCAGGAGGCCAGCGCGGATCAGGTCCCGACGGTGGATGTAGAGCTTCGTATTCGAATCTGGAGCGTTCCCGGTGGCCACCTGCCGCAGGGACTCGAAGTCCTGGACCTCGATGGTGGCCTTCACCAGGAAGGCGTCTTTCTCGGGGCGCTTGAGGGTACCCACCTTGTCGTCGTCATCGTCCACAAAGAGGGGTTCATTGAGGTCCTCGTCGTAGATGTCCACCAACGGATCCTCGGTGACGAGCTGGCGCAGCTCGACCCAGAAGAAATGCAGTGGACGTCCGGAGGCCACAGCTACACCACGGTCCCGCTGATGGGCCGCACGTACTGAAGCAGGATATCGTCGATCTCTGGATCGCCAGTGATGGCCCCCGCTCGGCCCCTATAGAATGCTGATCCATGGCTACCCATCCGGTCGCTCTGTGTCCGATGCCGGATCTTCCGATCCTCGACCTCATCGAACACGAGTTGCTGCGGAGTCTCGCGGATGGCCAGCCTGACCGCTGCCTGGCGTAGCGGCATCGGAAGATGCCCGGGCCCGGGCACGCCCAGGTCGGGATCGGTGTACCCGAAAACACCAGTCACCCAGTAGAGGCACGCTGCCAGCCATGTCCCGTCAGGCAGGAGAAGCCCGGGCAAATCCCGGTCATCTCGATCCGCAGCGGACTGGACACGCAGGTGCCGGTTCATCACCTCGATATCGGCCAGGTCGTAGTCCTCGCCGTCCCTGACGCCCTCGGCGATCAGGCCCTCAGTGATAGCGCCCAGGCCAATGATCGGATCGGGAAGGATCAGGAAATCTGCGCCGCTTCCGCGGGCCTCCACCTCGAGGCCCACCGAACCGAAACGCTGCCGCCCCGTCACCGATCTGATGAAGCCGCCGACCCTCGTGAGGATCGCCTGCAGCCGCTTCTCCGGCAGTTCTGTGGTGTCGAAGCCCTCGTCGCGCAACTCGTAGGGAAGGCAGAGCCATGGAGTGGGATCCGCCCAAAGCACCGTCGTGACCTCGAAATCCCGCCTGGTCTGGTAGATGGTCCCGCCGCTGTCCACGGCCCACTTCCAGCGAACCTCCCATCGGCCAACTTCTGCGTCGCCAGCAATGTCCGCCGTCACGCAGTATCTCCCTGTGGAAATCTTCGTGGCGTCGGTCCAGTCTGTGGTGATGTGTGCGGGGGCGTCGCCAGTGAGATCCCAGAGTTGGAATTGAATCGAGTCGGCGTCGATCAGGCGACCCGTCTCGGGATGGACGATCCAGAAGTCGAGGATGCTCTCGTCTGTCCCGATCCCGAGACTACTTCCTTTCTCCACTGCCAACATCGTCACCCTCCGAATCTTCGCTAGCATTGGGGTCGGCTTCGTCGGCAGTCTGCATCGCCTCGAATTGCTTCACGACCCTCGCAGCCTCCTTGGCCTTGCCAATGTTCTCGGCGGCCAAATGGGCCTGAGCGTTGGCCTCTGCAGCCACCTCCTGTGCCACACTGAAAACCATGTCGTTCATCATGGCTCGGACGGCACCAAGCACATTGCCTTCGGACTTCTCGAGAGTTGCATCCCAGGCTTTCTGGAGTCCTTCGAGATTTTTGTCTGCCTCGATTCGAGCCTTGTGCTTCGCAGGCAGGATCCGAACGAACTTCGCCAGAACCTCTGAGGCTCCGCTGTGCTGCACGGACATCCGCTGGTACCGTCCGATATCTGCCCGCATGCTTTCAATGAATTTGTCAGTCCCTGCCATGTTGATCTCCTCGTCGGTCCACTGGCGTCACCAGCTTCTTGAGAGACCGCTGGCTGGCGTCGAATCGGGCCGACTCTGAATTGGCAAACTCCACGCGGAGTTGCGCTGCTCTACCTTCCGGATCATCGAAGCTGAAGCGGTACTGATAGCGACCGATCTTGTGTGCGCTCAGTACCTTCAGGCCACACATGTGCAGCCATGCAGCAACGGCCAGATCCGGGGTCTTGGCGACCCCGTCGCTCACTTCTTCCCACCGCGCTTCTTCGCGGTGCCCCTCTGTTTCGGTGGTGCCTTCTTCTTCGGCGCGGGCTTCGGCGCGGGCTTCGACGCTG